AGAGCCTATGACTCTGAAAGCGTTAGTCCGTGAACGATTGGAAGGCTGTAAAGAAATGCCAACGGAACTTTTCAACATATTTGTTGGAAATAAAACAACAATAAAAAGGAAACAATAAACATGAACAATGTAACAAAAACAAACAGTGGAGCATTAGCAACTGTAAATTTCGAAGCTGATGCAGGTCAAGGTTTGAACATGACGCAAGAAGATCTTGCGTTACCGTTCTTAAAAGTTCTTGGCCAACTATCACCCGAGTGTAACAAGAGGGATGCAAAATATGTCGAGGGGGCAGAACCTGGCATGATTATAAATACCGTGACGAACGAGATTTATGATGGCATGAAGGGGATAGATGTCGTTCCTGTGCATTACAAGAGACAGCACATAGAATGGCAAGACAGAGGTGAGAGTCAGGGAGCTCCAGTAAAAATATACGATGCTGGTGATGACTTACCAAAAACTACAAGAGACAAGTTTAACAAAGATAGATTATCGAATGGTAACTACCTTGAGAATACAGCTAGTCATTTCGTAGTTGTACTTGGCAAAGCCCCTACAACAGCTTTGATTTCCATGAAAGCTACTCAACTTAAAGTTAGTAGAAAGTGGAACTCAATGATGATGGGTCTTAAGATGCAAGGTAAGAACGGTATGTTTACACCGCCAACATATAGCCATATTTATAAACTAAAAACGGTACAACAGTCTAACGACAAAGGTACTTGGTTTGGTTGGGATGTGTCTAGAGTTGGTCCTATTGCGGATGCAGGTATTTACAAAATAGCAAAAGACTTTGGATCAAATGTTTCCAAAGGCGATGTTAATGTAAAACACGGCGAGCAGGAAACCAAATCCAATTCACCATATTAAATAATTCATTCGATCAGGATGAATAGGTATGGGGCGGCTAAGCGAGAGTGGATCCGCCCTTACCACTGAAAAAAAATTATTATGAGTGTTGAGAAATTTAGAAATATATTTAATGGATTGGAAGAAAGATTCGGCTACCATATTATAGACAAAGAAGAAGATGGTAACGGAGAAAAAAGATCGGGTAGGTCTTTTACTTCTAACTATGCACATACCGTTGACATGTGGAAAGCACATTACAATGGAGAATCTTTTGAAGTTAAACTGCCAAACAATAAAGTAACTGTGGCAGATAGTTTAGGTATTTGTCCAATAAATAAAAACAGTGAATGCACATGGGGTTCTGTAGATTTAGATGATTACAAACCAGACTATAAAGAACTTTTCAAAAAACTCGAAAGTATAAACGTTCCTATGATACCTTTCAAGTCAAAAAGCGGTGGCATACACGTATATATTTTTCTTGACAAACCAGTTAAAGCTTTACTGTTAAGAGACAAACTCCACAGTATTAAAAATGTTTTTGGTAGTTGTAAACCGGATAAAATATTTCCTGTACAAAAATACATAGATTTAGATAAAGGTTCTGCAGGTAGTTGGATTAACTTACCTTATTACAAAGCAGAAAAAACAGAAAGATACATGATAAAGGAAAACGGTGAAGCAGCAACAATACAAGAATTTTTTGCAGCGTATGAAAAAAGCAAGGTGTCTTTATCTCAACTTAAAAAATTAAAATCAAATATTGATGAGGGTGATAGTGGTGAGTGGTTTAAAGAAGGACCTCCTTGTTTACAAACCTTATCTAGATTTGGTGTAGAAGAGAGACAAAGAAACGAGGTTATGTTAGACATGACTAGATATGTAAAGCTAGCACATGGAGAAAAATGGAAAGAGAAGACAGGTGATTATAACAATAAGTTTTTTAAACCTCCTCTAAGTTACAATGAAGTTAATAAGGTTATAGAATCAAGAGATAAAAAAGATTATCCATATAGATGTAACCAAGAATGGTTAAAACCACACTGTAACAGAGAACAATGTATGTTGAGAAAACATGGTGTAGGGGGTGCAGGCGGTAATCTTGACATAGCTTTAGGTCCTTTGTCTTACGTAAAGTTTACTCCGAAGACATGGTATCTTGGTTTTAATGGTGAGGTAGTAAAATTAACTTCGAAAGAATTAGTAAGACAAGATTTAGCAAGAGAACAAGCAACAGAACAAACAGGTAAGACACCGCCGAAAGTTAAGAACTGGGATCTACAGATACGAACTTTACAAACGAAGGCTACACCGATAGATGCACCGGAAGAGAGCACACCGACTTACATACTAACGCAAAGTTTAGATTCTTTTTGTTTTAAAATGCGTAGAACAACCGACAAGAAAAAAATAATTAGAGGTTCTCCGTACTACGACAAGTCAAAGAAATCTATATACTTTCAGTTTGATGCTTTTTACAAACACTTAAAATTAGCAAACTGGAGTATTAGTGAGAATGACACTCACTCAATGTTAAAAGCGATAGACGGTATATCTAGAGACAAGATACATTTAGAAGGTAATGTAAAAAGATGGGTATACATTGTGAACGAAGAAACTTTTGAGAAAGAAGATGAAATTAAACAGACAGCTGTTGAGTTTCCGGAGCCAGAATTTTAATGACAAGAGTGTATAAAATATTAGGTGGACCTGGATGTGGTAAGACCACAGAAATATTAAATATTTTAGGACAGAAGTTTAGAGAAAAACTACACCCTAATCAAGTATTAATGATAGGTTTTGCCAAAGCAACTGTAAAAAATTTAAGAGAAAAATGCATGGACGAACTTAAGTTTTCAGAGGAGCAGGCAGACGCAATAAAAACTATACACAAATATTGTCTAGATCACTTAACAAACAAAAGTGTTTTTACAAAAGAATTTAAAAGAGATTTTAAAAGTAAATTAAAAATAGATCCTAGTAACTGGAGGTTTATTGATGGAGACTTTTCTATTTCGGAAGAAGACTGTGTAGGATGGTCAGAGATAGAAGATAAAAAATTAGGACACATATTTAATCTTATAGGGTTAGCTAGGCATAAGTTAATTAATGATACTAAGTCTATAATAAAATTTGCACACAACTCAAATGATTACAGGTTTGCAAGATTAAAAGATTCAGAAATAGAGTGGGCTTACGAAAGTCTTTTAAAATATAAGAAAGCAAACATGTTAATTGATTTTGAAGATATGCTATATAAGGCTTTACCAGATTCAATAGTGTTTGAAAATTATGACACAGTGATGGTTGATGAAGCTCAAGACTTAACAGATTTAGAGTGGGCTATCATAGAAAAAATATCTAAGAAAAGTAATAATTTATATTTAGTCGGAGACGATGACCAGGGTATCTATGGGTGGAAAGGCTCAGAAGTTAATAAGTTTCAAACATGGCCTTGTGATAAAAAAGATATAAAGTTTTTAAAAAAATCATACAGATTACCAACAAATATACACCACTTTGTAACAACAGAAATTTTACCAGAAATACATACTAGAATGGGTAACACCTACGCTAGCTCAGGCAAAGGACACGGCAGCATAGCCATGTTGGAGGACATTGAAAGGTTAAAAGGTATGATACGTGAGAACTCAAGCATAATTTTTTGTGCAAGAACTTGGCATAACTGCAAACCATTCACAGAATTTTTAATGAGAGAGGGTATACAATGGAAACAGAAAGCAAGAGATACTAGGAATGCAGGATTAGAAACTAGTATCAATGCTAATGATATTGTAACCATACACAACTGGCAAAGATTAAGATCAGGAAGAGGTATTAGAGGTAAAGAAGTTATACAAATGTATGCTCGTTTAATAGATGGTTTATTAGTAGAAGGAAAGAAAACCTATTTAACTAAAAAAGAAACATGTCCAAAAGAGTTTGCTGATAAAGATAAATATTTTACGTATCAAGAATTAAAAGACAGATACTATTTATTAGCAGATATAAACAAACCTTGGCACGAAGTTTTTTATTTTGAAACAACTAGAATAAAGGCACCAAATAACAAAGGTGCTTTGTTTGATGATAATGACCACTACAACGAATATGTTAGATTGTGTTGGGAGAAAAATGCTAACTTAGATTCTAATATACTAGTCTCTACTATACATGGTGTAAAAGGTATGGAAAGAGAAGTTGTTATAATAAATTCTGATTGGGGTGCGATGTGTTACAAAGCATTTCAATCTGGGATACCAGCAAAAGAAGATGAAGAAACTAGAGTTTGTTACGTGGGGACAACTCGAGCAAAACAAAAACTAATAATATATACAGGTGAACAAAAGAAGGGTCACAACGTATATCCATTCCCACTTTTAAATATAGAGAGGAAGTATGAGCACATATAAAAAACAAATAGGAGGATCTCACTACAAGAGAATGGCTTTTCAGCCGAGTGAGTTCATTAACAAGAATAGGTTGCCTTTTGCGGAAGGATCGGCTATTAAGTACATATGCAGACATTCTGCTAAGGGTGGACAGGAAGATATAAAGAAGGCGATACATTATTTAGAAATGATTCTTGAGAGGGACTATGCAGATACCGATATTTAAACCACAGACGGAATGGGTGTGTCCGGATGAGTTTCCTGATTTATCGAAGTACGATGAGATTGCGATTGACTTAGAAACAAAAGATCCTGATCTTAAAACAAAAGGCACAGCAGCCACAAGAGGTATCGGTGATGTTGTAGGTATAGCTATCGCTGTATCAAACTGGTCTGGATACTATCCAATAGCACATGAGAATGGTCCAAACTTAGAACGTAAAAAAGTTTTAGGTTGGTTTCAAGATGTTCTTAAAACAGACGCAGATAAAATATTTCATAATGCCATGTACGATGTAATCTGGTTACGAAGACTAGGGCTCACGGTACACGGAACAATTATAGATACTATGATAATGTCGTCTGTCGTAGATGAGAATAGATTTAGGTACGATTTAAATTCTGTAGCTTTTGATTACACAGGCATGAGAAAGAATGAAACTATTTTACAACAATCTGCAAAAGACTGGGGTGTAGATCCAAAAGCAGAAATGTACAAACTACCTGCTATGTATGTGGGTGAGTATGCGGAGAGGGACGCAGAGATAACTTTACTACTTTGGCAAGAACTTAAAAAAGAAATAGTAGCACAAGACTTAGATCAGATTGTTGCGTTAGAAACTAAAGCATTACCTGTTATTGTAGACATGAAGTGGAAAGGTGTAAGAATAGATGAAGATCACATAGATGTTTTGGAAAGCAAATTTAAAAGAACAATAGACACCTGCAAAGAAAGAGTTAAACAAGAGGTTGGCTTTTATCCTGAGTTATGGGCCGCTTCTAGTATTGCAAAAGTTTGTGACAGTTTAGGTATTACAGATTATGCTAGAACAGAAAAAACAAAGAAACCATCATTCACAAAAAACTATTTAACAAATCACGGAAATAAATTTTTAAGAAGTATTGCAACGGCGAGAAGATTAGAGAAACTAAGTAATACTTTTATTGAATCAATAAAAAATTATGTTCACAATGGTAGAATACATGCAGATATACACCAATTAAAAGGTGACCAAGGTGGTACTGTTACAGGTAGACTATCTTACTCACATCCAAACTTGCAACAGTTACCAAATTATTCAGATGAAAACTTAAGTATACGATCTTTATTCTTACCTGAAGAAGGTTGTGAGTGGGGTTGTTTTGATTACAGTCAACAAGAGCCTAGATTAGTTTTACACTTCGCAGCAAAAACAGGTTTGTATGGTGTGGGTAATACACTAGAAAAATATCAAGAAGGCAGTATTGATTTCCATTCTGAGATAGCAGACATAACAGGACTAGAACGTAAAGCAGCAAAGACAATTAGTCTTGGTTTGTTTTATGGTATGGGTAAAGCAAAACTTCAAGCACAATTAGGTATAAACGATGAAATGGAAGCAAAGAGAATACTATCAGAGTACGATTCAAAAGTTCCTTTTGTAAAAGGTTTAATTAGATCTGTAATGGATAGAGCACAGAAGAGAGGAAGAATTAGAACACTTCTAGGTAGAATGTGTAGGTTCGATATGTGGGAGCCAAACCATTTCGGTGTACACAAACCTTTAAAACTTGATGATGCCATGAATGAATATGGGCCACAAATAAGAAGAGCTTTTACATACAAAGCATTAAATAAATTAATACAAGGTTCAGCAGCTGACATGACAAAGAAAGCCATGATAGATATGCACAACGAAGGTATAACACCTGATATACAGATGCACGATGAGTTAGATGTATCTATCGAGAATGACGCACAGAAGAAAAAAATAATTGAGATTATGGAGAATGCTGTTAAATTAGAAATACCAAATAAAGTGGACTGTGAAACTGGTCCAAATTGGGGTTCTATAGAGAACGATGATGAAGACGAAAAAAATTATTATTAATTGTTATGGCATATTTAAACGCAAACATACCGCCGGAGTATGCACAGATCAGGAGAGAATATCTTTATGACCTTAAGAAGCATCATGGTGAAGTTGAAGACTGTATTATATTTGGTCTATCGGCTATTACTGGGCGTTCCATCCTTTTTCATTGTATTATGGAAAATGGAGCTGTCTTCTATCGTCTACCAATCACTGCGTTCATTCAAAGAGGCTTTGATGCAAAAGAAGTTCCTAGACGTAGACTTGATGAGTTACAGTTATGGAATTGTTTCAGTTATTATCCTGCTGTTACTTCTTGGGATATTCTAGACGGACAAGCTGGTAAATACATAGGAAAAGACAAGAAATGGCACCCTGGCAAGTACCTATTTACGGTTGACTTTGCTCACCCTGAAAGTAATATATTAGACACGGATCATTCAGAGATTCCGCACGAGCACAAATGTGCTCATATCATAGCCCTCGATGATGGGAACTATGCAGCACAACCAAACAATAGATGTATATGGGACATACCATCGTTCACAGTTAAGGATGAGATACCCGACTGGAAAGTGCAGACTTCTGAATGGAATGTTGAAAACACAAGTAAATGGAAGACCGAAGATACGGATAACTTCTTTTACGAAATTGAGGAGAAAAAAAATGATTAAGTGGATTAAAAAGTGG